GAAGTGATCCTTTCAGGGCAGCCAAAAGTCTCATATACGCCCAGTTTGCTGGTCTAAGCGCTCTTACCACACGTCTTATCACATTGCTTCAAATCCAGGGCCGCAGCTCGGACGTCCTCTTCAGTCACATGGAGAAAGTAGCTGTCGTCACAGAGGAGAATAATATGCAGACCCAAACGACCCACTCTGTCTTGCATCCAAAGATCCAAATCCGCCGGCGTCCAACCGTACGGAATGGTCATGGTGTATTCGATCGGCTGAAAACCCGCAACGGGGGCATTCGTCAATCCAACACCAGGCACGCAATACCAGATGGCATTGTTCAGTCTCCTAACATACTCCTTGGAAAACGGAATGGTGAATCGCATCAACTCCAGATGGTTCCCTGGAGGCACCGCCACAATCGTGCGCACCTTGATGTACTCTTCCCCGCTCTCCAGTTCCGTGCGCAACGCGAGTGTCTCATCGGTCTTCACCATGGTTTCCTCGGGACGAAACTTATGGCTACCAGACTCGAGTTTCTCCGCCGCGCGAACGTACTTCTGATAACGATTTGGGGTAACCCTGGGCTTGAGGTGTTCCAACACCTCCTGTATGCTCAACAGCGTAACAGGAACAGCCAGTTTGGCGATGACAAGGTCGTCGTATCGCCTATTCGCTTGCTTCCACTCCCCCGCATCCGCCCTGAATGGCGGGGGATCTCGGTTCCGAAATGCAAAGGTGGCCATCTCATTCTCGGCGGTTCGAGCAGGCTTGCGCATGCTTCGTGACGACCGTCCGTCTATGATATTGACCTCGGACCTCTGCACCATGGATCGCATCGCTGTCAGTCCTTCGACAATCTGCGGTGCGGGGACCCACTGACCGGCCACCTCAAATTCCATTCCGAGCGGCGAGCCCTTCTTCGTCTGCAGCACTGACTGCGAGACACTAAGGGACTCCAACGGCTCTTCCAGGTCTTCTTGGCGCCTAAGGTGAGACAGTACGGTGCGCATAAAGGAAGTGGTCCCATGGCTCAAATCTGAATGCACCAGATTGACCACGGCATGTACCAACACGGCGACCGGGTACGGGATCAGAAGCGTCAGAGTGTGGGCGACGACTCGCCCCAACACCTGCGGTAACACTTCCAGATCTTCCCCACGAAGCCAGTGGCGTCCAACGACGAGCACCGATTCTGCAACGGCCAATACCACCGCAAAAATCGCACCACGTCTCTTGGCTGCCTCCTCCCACATTGCGCTCCCGACGGCATAGCCCACCTTCAGCAGCATCTCCCCAAGTTGG